GCACAGCAGGCTGCGCCGTGCCGACGATGCGGACGCTGTCCACGGCCCGGTCTAGAGGGTGACGTCGGTCGAGATGTATTCGATCTTCGGCTGGTTCGTTCCGTCGTACAGCCCGGTGAAGGACAGGGTGGGCTTGACGATGCCGAAGCCGTCGATGACCGGCGGTGCCTCGTCGAACTTGACTGCGGGGAGAGTGACCCGGAAGGTCTCGTAATACGTCGAGGCGATGTTGGCGCCGACGAACTCCCAGACGAGGGACGTCGGGGCGTCCGAGGTGTGGAGGTCGTCGAGGGCGGTGTCGACGTAGTCCATCTCGATCGAACCGCTGATCTTGATCTGGTCGTTGGTGATCGGCTCGGCCTTCAGGCCCTGGGCGCCGGCGTAGAAGCGGTCGACGTCCATCGGGCGCTCGAACTTGACGGACACCTTGCGGATGCCGTCGCGGGACGTCTCCGTACCGAACGGGCCCGTCTTCAGCGACATCTGGACGAAGTGAAACGGCGCCATCGTCGGGTAGCTGGCGGCCGCGAGGACGCTGGTCTCCTCGACGTTCTTCGCGTCGACCTCGAAGCTCGCGGTCAGCATCTCGCCGGAGCCGCACGCGAACTCACCGCTGGTGATTTTGCAGCCGAGGAAGTTCTTCCGGGTGACCGTGCCCGTGGTGAGGGGCACGCCCTTCTGGATCGTCAAGCTCTTGCCAGCGGTGTCGGCGAGGATGTGCGTCTGGAGGTACGCCGTGGTCACGCCCTGCTGGACGGGGGTGACGCTCGTCCCCATCAGGCCCTGGAGCAGGAGCCCCATGGCCTTGGTGGTGACCTCCATGTCGATGCTGCCGGATGCCTGCCGCTGGGTGACGACACGGCGGTCAGACAGCGGCAGCAGCCGCCCGGCCGCGATGCCGGCACTTTGGGCGGTGGTCTTCTTGAGCTGGAGGCCTTCCTTCGTGAACTCCACGAACTTTGCCGGAGCCACGTAGGTGCCGTACGTCGTTTCGGCGGCGATGCCGAGCTGGCCGCCGAGGCCGGAACCGATCGCCATCTCAGACCTCCTTCTTCGTGCTGGTCTTCTTCGCCGCGGCCGCGCCGGGCTCCTCGACCGAATCCCACGTACCGGGCTGGCACACGTAGCCGTCGAAGCGGTCGTCGGGGACGGTGACGATCTCGTCGGGGTTGATGGCCCGGGAGCCGAGCTCGGGTACGGTGACCGGCTCCGGGCCGAGGAAGCGCACGCGCGCCATGAGGGTCTCCTCAGGAAGGTGGTGGGGTGGGTCAGATGCGGGCGAGGTAGGTGACGGTGAACGCAACGCCGGCCCGGACGCCCTGGTCCGTGTTGACCTGCACGAGGGACCCGCCCGCGACCTGGGACCACTGGACGACGCCGTTCAGGGTCGGGGCCTCGGGGGCTGTCTGGCTGCCGCGTAGTGCGTCCTCGACGACGGCCAGGAGCGCGAAGGCCCGCTGCCGCCGGGGGCGGATGTCGGAGTCGCCGGTCCAGCTGTCGATCCAGCAGTTGATGACGCCGTTCTCCTCGCGGCGCCGGGCGCCGGCGTAGGTGAACTCCTGGAGCATGGAGGCGGACTCGCCCTCGCCGGGCTGGTAGCCGATGCACAGCTGATCGGCCCCGGACTGGTCGTCGACGGGCGGCCCGTCGACGATCTGCACCTGAGCCAGCGCGGGCGCAGCTCGCAGGATCGCCAAGAGTGCGTCGATCGCGTCGGGGACGGCGGACGTTGCCATCAGCCCACCCCCGGCGGCAGTCGGTACGGCTCCATCAGCTGGAGCGCACGGTTGGGAATCGCGTACCCGAAGTGCGGAGTGGGCTCGTTCACGTCGAAGTCCCCAGTACCGAGCTGGGGCCGCTGCGGGCCCTGCCGGGTCTGCCACAGATGCCGCAGGATGATCCGGGCCGCAGCGGTAAGCGCTGCGGGCACGACCAGCCGGCCAACCCGCGTCACGAACACGAGGGGGCCCGTAAGCATGCCGCCGTCCAGGCGCCGGACGATCCCGGTGCCCGGATCGAGATCCAGGTCCGCCGGGACATAGCCAGTCCCGCCAGTAAGCAGCGGGGCCGCGGAGACCACCTCAATGGCGGGGATGGCCCGCAGCGCGACGGACGAGGCGCGCCGGAAGTCAACCCGCTCGGTGACCGTACGGACGACCACGGGCCCGCAAGTGCCCTCGATGCCCGCGGTGATCGACTCGATCCACGACCGCAGCTCGTCATCCTCCAACGTGCTGTTGAGGCGCAGGTAGGTCTTCGCGTCGGCGAGCGAGAGGATCCCCGGCGGGGCCGCCTCCCGGACGTCGAAGGAATCGGTGTACGCGTCGGCGGGGCCGGTGAACACCCAGCGAATGACGTGCCGTCCGGGCTGCACCGTGGCGTAGTCCACCAGGTACTGGCCGGTCCCCGACTCGCTCGCGGCCGGGGATGCGGTCGTACCGTCCGGGAGCGTTACGGTCACCGTTGCACCGGCGGCGGTGGTGAGGGTGCCGCTCGGGTCCCGGCATTCCGCGATCAGGCGCGCGGTCGCGCCGAGGTCGTACGGCACCGCTCGCCTCCTACTCGGTGGGGGCCGGGCCGTCGCCGAGAATGCCCTTGCGGTTCTTCCCGGCCGCCTCGGCTGCGAGGACCCGCATCCGCTCCTCCTCGTCGGCGTCCGCCAGGTAGGCGTGCACCTCGGGGGCGTTGTGGGCGCTCGGGTCGAACGGCTCCGGCGCCCCGGTCAGGTCCGAGCCGTTGGGTTCGGCGCCGGGGGGCTCGGGCACGGTGGGGGGCTGGCCGCCGCCGGCCGCCGCGCGGCGTTCGGTCTGCTGGCCGACGTGGACGGCGACGTCCTCGAAGTGGCCGCGGGTGGCCTTGCTGTACGCCGGGTCCTCGGTCGACACCAGTTCACCGGCCGCGACGACGCGGGTGATGCCGTCGACCTCAATGGCGAAGGGGTCCCTGCACCGCTTGATCTCTGCTGCCATATCGGCGGTCCTCCTCAGTGGGTCGCCGGGCGGCGGCGGGCGCCAGCGAGGATGCAGGTGGCGCCGAACGTTCCGCCGCTTGTGGCGCCGGACGTGGTGGCGACGATCCGGACGTATCGCTGCGGGCCGACGTAGCCAACCTCGAAGGTCTTGTCGTCGTCGGCCAGGGCGACGGTCGGGAGCGAGCCCTGGCGGCTGGCCGCAGGGACGGCGGTCCAGTCGGTGCCGTTCGGGCTGTCCTCCATGGTGATGGCCACCGAGCCGTCGGTCATGGTGCCGGTGTGCACCACGAACATCGCCGAGCCGAAGGCCTGGGACTTGTAGTGCCGGTCCACGGTGATGCCGTTGACGGCGCCGTTGGTGCGGGTGGCGACGGCCAGGGCGGGCCGGGCCACGCACTCGTTGTAGACGGTCCTGCGCATGAACCCTCCTCGGGACAGACCCCGGGCCTCGCGCAGTGGAGGCCCGGGGTGTACGGAGTCGGGGTCAGCCGACCTTGTTCATGCGGAACGCGCCGTCGTTCACCGAGTCGGCGCCGACTCGGTAGTACGCGTACCAGCCGCGCTGGCCGGTCGGCCGGCCGTTGGCGCCGGTGAGGTTCGGGATGAACTCCACCGTCATGCCGACCCGGTCGGCGATCACGTAGTTCGTGAAGTCGCCGTAGATCAGGTTCCGCGATCCGGTGGTGACCGTGCTGGTCATGGCCTCGGCCTCGTAGGTGTTGCGGCCCAGGAGCTGCGACGGCTGGTCGCCCTGGAGCTGCACCCACATGCCGGCGCCGCCTGCGGTGTCGAACTGCCTCACGACGTTGTAAATGGCGCGGTGGCCGAGCCAGGAGGAGTTCATGCGGTAGCGGGCCGGGAGGCCGTTGTCGAGGCCGTAGATCGCGGTGAGCGGCAGGGTGTTGGTGCCCTGGGTCAGCTCGGCCGAGGTGCCGGTGAGGGCGGTGACGATGCCGAACGGCTCGCCGGTGCCGGAGCCGGAGATGAACTTCGTGGCCTCCAGCTCGTCACGGCCGAACGCGAGGAGCCGCGCGACCTCCTGGGTGACGTTGGCCTCGTCCTCCAGGGCCTCGATACTGATCGGGACGAAGCCCTGCGCCTTGTGGAGGTCGATGGTGGGCTGCCCGAAGGACGGGGCGTTGTCGCCGGCCTCGGTCGCCTCGGCGGCGAAGGACCAGGTGACCGATCCGGCGGAGACGCCGTTCCACTTGTCGCCGGTGGCGACCACGGACCGGGCGATCTGACGGATCTGGTTGAGGGACCCGTTCGCCGTGATGATGACGGTCGGGTCCAGCTGGAACGGCACGAGGTAGCCGCCCTGCGAGTCGGTGAGGGACATGGCCCGCTCCAGGGCCTGCCGCTCCTCGGGGGAGATCATGTGGCCTCGGCCGGTGGCGACCTTCGCCCAGCCGCGCAGGTACTCCGGCGAGGACGTCGCCAGGCACATGCGGGCGAGGCGACCGTCGGCGTCGTCCCAGCGCTCCAGGATGTCGGTGGCCGCGGACCGCACGCGGTCGCTGGCGCCGCCGAGCTTCTCCACGGCGCACAGGGCGCGGGAGCGGAGCTCCTGGGTGATCTGGCTCTTCGAGCGGGAGAACGTCCGCATCTCGCCGAGGTCCCACGGGTTGCGGAATCGGTGGTCCTCGATCGAGTCGGGGTTGAGGATCGGGTCGGCGTCGTAGCCGTCCGAGCCGTGCGAGGTGCCGCTGGTGACGGCGAGCGCGGCCGGCGCGCGGCGCTCGGACACGGTGGACGCGGACCGCACGCGGTCGAGAGCGGCCTTGCGCTCCAGGTGGCGCCGGTGGGCGTCGACCTCGCCGAACTCGCGGGTGAGCTCGTCGAACTGGGTCTCGTCGTCGGCGGTCAGCTCGGGCTTCTCGCCGAGCCGCTCCAGCTCGGCCTTGATGTCCGCCAGGCGGATCTTCGCCTGCGAGTGGGAGAGCTCCATCAGCTCTTCTCCTTCGGGGTGTCGATGGACGCGAGCCGCTCTCCCATGAGCCCGGTGATCTCTCGGATCTGGGCGCGGAGTTCGGCGGTGCGCGGGGAAGGCGACGGGTGCCCATCGGCGGGCGGCGCGTCAGTGGTGCTGGGGATCGGCGGGTGCTCTCGTTCGAGCGGCGCGCCAGGTGCTGCGATGGGGGCCTCCGGTGCCGCGAGCGGGGCCGGGGCCGGGCCGGGCGGCTGCTGCCGCTCGGCGGGGTAGAGGAGCGCGGCCGCGACCTCGCGGCGAAGCTCCGGGTCGTCGGGGATCTGCGGCGCCCCGGCATCGCGGGCGAGGGACGCCCGGATCTGCCGGGTCAGGCCCTCGTCGGCGGCAAGTCCGTCGGCCATGTCCCGGGCCCGGACCGACACCGAGGTCCCGGCGTAGGCCGGAAAGACGACGGGCCCGAGCTCGCGGCACTTCAGCTCGACGAGCTCGCGCTGCAGCGGGCCGCGGTCGCCAGGCT